ATGAGTGAGCGTGATGATCTGCTGGCCTCCGTGGCGAACACGATTAAAACCTACAGAAAGGATGATCTTCCCGAGCCTACGTCTGAGCACGTCGACCGCTGGCTCAATCAGTTCACTCCAGCTCAACAGCTACCTTTCTTGCGAGAGTTCGCTCATGTCATTGAGAAGAGCTTTTGCACGCAACAGAATATAGAAGGTTTTCTCCGTAAGCTTGTGACCAATGTGCAGTTGGCTGGAGAGTCTCCAGCAGCTTATTGGTCGTCCGCCAACTTTCTTAATATTCAGCAGAACGGGCAGAGCCAGAAGGAAATGCTGAAGTTATTTGCTACATGTCTAAGGGATGTGTGCGGTATTGAGCTCAGTGGCTGCGGGCAGATAGGTGGGGACTACATCTATCTCGATGACGTGATGTTTAGTGGTAATCGGGTTGGGAATGATCTTGAAGCATGGATTAATTTCCAGGCCCCTCAGGTCGCAAAGGTTCATGTAATCGTCGCCGCCTGGTACTCCAGTGGATTCTATCTGGTTGGTAAAAAGCTCAAAAGCGTAATCCAGAAATCTGGTAAGCAGATTGTCATTAAGTACTGGCGCAGTCTCGTGTTTGAGAACCGAAAAATTCTTAAGAATACCTCGGCAGTGCTTTGGCCCATTACTATCCCTGATGCTGAGGAGGTTCATGCCTACATTGCACTTCCATCGAAGTTTCCTCATGAGCCTCGACAGCCTAGCTTGGCGGCAACATACCCATTTTCCTCTGAGGCTGGCCGCCAAATTTTAGAAAGTGAGTTTTTAATCGCAGGGGCCAAGATTTGGTCTATGAGTGAGAATCCGAAACCGTCCATGCGACCGCTTGGCTACAGCCCCTTTGGGGTGGGTTTCGGTGCCATGGTAACAACATATCGGAATTGCCCGAATAATTGCCCGCTGGCAATGTGGTGGGGAGATCCTAAGGCTACCTCGGGGGCGCTTCACTGGTATCCTCTGCTATCGAGGGATGGGTACTCCTCTGCAAAGAATATTTTTAATGGTTTCCCAGCACTCTAGTATTGACCATCGAGGTAAAACCCTTCTACGGACTTACGTCCGTGGGGAGGGTGTTGTCTTCTACAAGACGAAAGATAGCTTCGGCGGTTTGTCCAATATGGCATCTGGTTATCCGCTGCAGGTCAATGGCGTTCGTATTTTGACAACGGAAGCTTTGTACCAGGCTTGCCGTTATCCTCACATGCCAGATATCCAGCGAGAGATTATCGGTCAGCACAGTCCAATGACAGCTAAAATGATAAGCAAGCCTCATCGTCATCAATCAAGGGCGGACTGGGATGAGATTCGTTTCAAGGTCATGCGATGGTGTTTGCGGGTGAAGCTCGCGCAGAATTACGAACTGTTCGGAGGCCTGCTGCTCGCCACGCGAGATCAACCGATTGTTGAGCAATCGCGCAAGGACGACTACTGGGGGGCCAAGATCACCGACGAGGCTGGCGATGTATTGGTTGGTCGGAATGTGCTCGGGCGACTGCTTATGGAGTTGCGAGAAAAGCTCAAGGCGGACCAGAAGGGGGCGCTGAAGATAGTGCCACCGCTCGGAGTTCCCGATTTCCTTCTATTGGGCAAACCCATTCAGAAAGTCACTGATCGGGCACCTGGCCCAGATCCTAAGGGCCAGTGCGGTTTATTCTAGTTAATCTGATGTGCAGCCTTCATTCCTCTCTGAACCCAAGCATTTTTGACACGATACCTGCCATGCTCTTGGTATCTTTGGGTATCCAGCGGCCATAGTGCTTTCTCACCATGGTTGTGTCAGCGTGGCCCAGTTGGCGCGCCACCCACTCGACTGGAACGTAGCTCGACAGCATCTGGCTGGCGAACGTATGTCGGCATTGGTTGGCTCCGCGGTGCCGAACCCCCATTTTTTTCAGGTGAGCGGTAAACCATTTGCTAAGGGTTTTGCCGTTCCAAAGCACGGCGCTTCTAGAGTTGCGGAAAAGGAAACGGACCTTCTGTTTCTTCGCTGTGATGTTATCGCGCTGCATCACTTTGATCTCAACGGCCGGTGCTGCCTGTGCTGCAGCAACAATCTCGTGCATAAGGTCTAGGGCTGGATCTATTAGCTCAACAATCCGTATCCGTGATCGTTCCTTGGGTACTTTAAATTCCCCCACGACCAGAGCGCGGCGTACATGAACAGTGCCGGCGGCGAGGTCTACATCTTCCAGGGCCAGGGCGATGATTTCGGACATTGACAGGCCGGTCCAGCAGTTGAAGGCCAGCATGCGGGCATCCTCCAGGCGCTCTGGGTCGCCCGTCGCAATTAGCTCGATTTCCTCGCGACTGAAAGGGTCGGCGTGTTCCGAGTCGGAATCGGTACCGACATTACTGATCCGCTCCAGAGGGTTTGATTTTAGTATTCCGTCGCCAAAGGCGTCGGCCCAGACCCCACGGACTACGGTGAAAATATCGTTTACGGTCTTCGGTGATAAGCCCTGCTTGAGCAGTTGCGCCTGGAACAGTTCGATATCGCTTTTGCTGATGTCGACAATGCGCCGTTTGCCGAATTTGGCGCCGACGTGTTTCGACTTACTTGCGTAGTTCGCGACTGTGCTGGAGGCTCGTAGTGCGCGCTGTACCTCAAGCCACCTATCTATGCCTTCCTGCACAGTTCGTTTCGTCGAGTGGCCGCCGGTACCCGAGAACATGGCCGCCCTCGGTGAGTCGGGGAAGTGGGCGGCGTAGTCAAAGCGCCCCTCTTTGATCTCTGTAAGGATCGTCCGGCGCTTGTTGTCGGCATAGGCAATCGAAGCTTTGTTGACGACAACTATGCCGGGCAGCGGTTCGCGGCACCGCTGCCCGTGTAGCATGAACACAATGCGGAGTTGCTTGCCGTTTATCTCGACGCCCGTTGGCATTTTCTCCTTCATGGTTGGCCGGCCATCCACTTTTCAATGGCTTCCTTGTTGTAGACCAGCACGTTGGCCGGGTCAGTACGGTAGTGCTTGCCCTCAAGCCAGATGCCGCGAGAGCGGTACTTCCGGACGGCTTCGGTACTTAGCCCAAACACCGGGTACAGCAGGTCTTGGCGGAACCAGGCGCCTGGTGTGATTTGAAGATCGATTTTCTCTGCGGCGCTCATGCAGCCTCCTTTGTGTTGTCTCTGACCTGCTGCGCGGATGAGGCGCAGACCTGTTGAGTGAATGTCTCGCCTTTCTTGCGGCTGACGGTGAGGTATCGGCGCTGGCCCTGGCGCATTTGCTGGATCTTCTCTGGATCAGCCCAGCCAACGAGTGGTGCGCTTGGGCGAGTAAGGTCCTGCAGGGTATGCAGCTTCTCCAGCTCTGCCAGTACGTCTTTGAGGTCGAGCGTCGAGACGGTCAGTGACTTGTCCCCTTGGTTTATCGCGCGGTGTAGGCTGGCTCGAAGGTAGTTGATTGCGTGGTTCATGGCTGCCCCTCGATGATCATGCCGTAGTGGAACCACCGACTTTTCTGGGTCTTGTGGTTAATCCCGCGCAGCTCCCCACGACGCGACCAATGGTTGCCGTGACCGGTCACCTCGATATCGCTTTTGCCGCGACCGACACTCACGCGCACGAGGCAACCTATCGGCCACGCTTTTTTCACGGCCGTTGCCAGTGCGAGATTCGCTTCCTCGACGGCGTTCTGGCATGCCAATACATCATCGCGCTTGCTCATGCGGCCTCCTTAAATTGCTCGGTTTGGCGCCAAGGGTCATTTGCGCGGGCGATGGCTGCCATCGGCGGTGGGCTGACGCTGTTGCCGCACATGTGAACTTGTTGGGTCTTGGTGAATGGCTTGCCGTCAGCGCCGTGGCTGATGATGTAGTCGTCGGGGAAGCCCTGGGCCTTGTAGAGCTCGGAGGGCTGCAGCATCCGCAGACAGATATCGACGATCACATACGGCGTTCCCTTGATCGTGACGGTGACCAGGCCCAGCCGGTCCTTGGTTGTGACGGTTGGTGCCGGCTGGTCGGCGCCGCTGATGTTCTCGGTGCCGTAGTAGCTGATCAAAAATGCCGCGACCCGCAAGGCCCCCTCTTCGTGCTCAGGCGATAGGGTGTACTCGACCAGGCCGTGATGGGTGCCGCCTGCGCTGATGGTGTGCAGCGGATCGGCGGTGTCCCGCGCATCGCAGTTGCCGCGTAGGTGCATCAGGTTCGCCGTCACCAACTGCTGCTGGCTGCCAGTGTTGGTTACCGTAGTCATTGGGTCTTCGACGCTCTTGGCGGCCGTGGTGTTGAAGCCTCCATTCATCTGGGCCATGAACACCGTTGAGATACCCATGGCGTGTGCGGCGCCGGCCGGACGCTGGTAGTTGCCGCCGCTGGTGATGGTCGGCAGCGGTTCATCGAGCGCTTTGCCGTCGTCCGAGAACCGGAACTTCACCAGGTGAGCGGCTGCAACTGAATGCCCGCCGCTGGCTGTCACCGTCCCCAGCGGGGCACCGGCAAACTTGCTGCCGCCACCCCAGCGTTGAACACCGCCAGGCTTCCCTTCGCCATGCGCAGCAGTGACCATCACCGGACTGATCAACGTCAGCTCGCCGCGATTCGCGCAGGTCACAGTCGGCAGCGGTGCGGACGGGTCGTTGATCCGGTCGCTGCCCTGGTGTGTTGCTGGCGCGATGATCGGGCTGGCCATGGCGAACGATCCGCCGCGGGGCCAGGACGTAACGGTACGCAGCGGCTCATAGGCGGACTGCATGCTGTCGCCCGACCAGTTAGCAATTGGCACGATGAACGGGTCAGCAGCATCGAGGACGAATTTCTTCATGCCCTTGGCGATTCGCCGCAGGGTTGCAGGTGCCAGCGGCTTGGGCCGGTCGAAGATGCTTTTGCTCGGGATGGTCCAGTCGATGCACTCGGCGGCGGCGCGCCACTTCTTCTGGCCTTTGGCCGGATTCTTGGCATGGGTTGGCTCTGGCCACACGATGGGCTGGCCGTCGCAGCGGGCGATCATGAATAGGCGTTCTCGGCTGGTCGGCGCGCCGAAGTCGCACGCCTTGATCACGCGCCACTCGACGGCATATCCCAGGCGCTGCAGCTCGGCGACGAACACGGCCCAAGTCCGGCCGCGCCGGGCTGGGTCTGGTACCAGGAACTGCTGGTGAACCGGCACAACCTCACCAGGGGCAGCCACACTGCCACCGAGTTTCACTACCCGGCCTGTAGCCTTGTCGCGCTTTGCAACGAGGGGTCCCCACTGCAGAATCTGTTTCACGTTCTCCAGGCTGATAACGCGGGGTTTCTTCTTGCCTGCCCACTTGAGGCCGATCCACGACAGGTTTCGGATCTCGCGCTTGCGTGGCTGGCCGCCGGCAGCCTGGCTGTGGTGTGTACAGTCTGGCGACATGTGGAACCAACCAACGGCCTTGCCGCTACATTCGGTGTCCGGATCACCCTCAAACACGTCGGTGGTGTAGTGCTTTGCGCCTGGGTGGTTCACGGTGTGCATGCTGATCGCTGCAGGGCTGTGGTTTTTCGCGACGTTCACTGCGCGGCCCAGCCCTATCTCCAGGCCGGTTCCGGCACCGCCGCCCCCGCAGAAGAAGTCAACGACGATCTCATCGTCTTGAGCGTTCAACCCGAGGGAGTACTGGGTCTTGAAGCTGAAAGGAGGGGTTTTCAAGGATGTCATGCTGCTGCCTCCTGTTCAGTCGTCTCTGCTTGAGCAGTGGGCTGGAACAGCGGGTCGGCACCGATAAACACTTCATCGGGTACGTTCTCCCACTCGGCGCGAATGGCGTCGAATTCGCCATCGTTCCAGAGCTGCAGGAAGATCAGGCCGTCTTCGTCCTTGAGGGCGAATTCAATTGCTGCGACGGCGGCATACGGAGTGCTGGTCGCTGATACCTGGTTGGTCATGCCGCGTCCTCCTGGCCCAGCTCGCGGGCCTCGCGCTGCTGGTGCAGCTCGTAGGCTTCCCGAAGTGCTTCGCGTACATGCGGATAGCCCTCGGTGTCTGCCTCATGCGGGAAGGTGATTGTGCTGTTCTCAAGGCCGCCCCAGAGGTCGCCGTGGGTGTTGAGCCATTCAATGAGCTGGGTGTCTAGCGATTCCCCGTTATGCGCGGTAGCCGCGGTGACGGTGTGGAAGACTCGATAGGCCAGGACGCGGGCTTGGGCGGCCAGGGCGTCTGCTTTGGCTTGGACGGGGGCGGTCCCCGGGATTGCCTTGTACGTCGAGGCGGCTAGGCCTAGGGCCTGCGCGATGCTGATCAGGGTCTGGTGGTCTTCCAGGGTGAAGGGTTGTGCTTTGAGCTGACGCTGGCGGGTGTTGTGGTCGGCGAGTTGCTGTTTCAGTTCCTCGCGGGCCTCGACAGCTCGGGCCAGATCGTTGTTCAGTGCATGGATCTGGTCGCGGTCGTCGGCCGTGGCGCGTGCCAAGGCGCGCAGGAACGCCCGGCGGATGAAGTAGGCAAGTAAGGCCAGCCCAACCAGTTGGCCTATGGCGATGATGATCAGGTGTTGAGTTTGCATGTGCTGTGATCCTCGTTATAGCCCGCCGCCGATGTGTAACGTGGTGAGAGGACGGCGGCGGGGTGTTGCAGGTGGTTACGCCAGCTTGAAGCTGCCGATGGTCAGCGTTGCGGCGGTGCCCACATCGGCCTGGACGACTTCCTTAAATTCCTGGGCCAGGTCTTCGCGCAGTTGCTCCTCGCCGATCCAGCGCAGCTTGAGCAGTGGCTTGTCGCCGCCGGTCAGTACCGCCACACGCAAGCGGATGGTTCTCGCCGTGAGCCCCTCGTAGGGCTCGACGGTAAAGCGGAATTCGGCGGGCAGCCCTTCGGACGACTTGGCCTCGATCTGGTCCATGGCGGAGCGCGATGCGCTCAGGTCGCCCACGACGTGCTCACTCTTGCGGGCCTGCTCGATGCTGATCGAGCGAATGGCGCTCGCTGCTTTGCGCAAGTCGATGGGGGAGTCGTCGGCGGCCAGGGAGGCCAGGTTAGGGGCCCAGTCTTCGATCCAGTCACTCAGGTCTTTTTGCTGGAACGTCGTGCCGGCGGCGCGCTCCAGGGCCTGAAACCCAGCGGTCTTGCGCAGGTTCAGCGTTGCGGTGAAGTCGCCGTGACCGGGGGCGGTGATGTCACCCAGGTTGAAGTACACGGTGCAGCGCATCTGTTCTGCGTCAACGAAGCCGGCGGCTGCAGCTTCGGTGCTGTGGTGTTGTACGTAGTTGCCGAAGTCGTGCAGCGAATGGGTGACCAGCTCGCCGCGAAAGCGGCTGCGCAGAGGCTGGAACTTTTCGATGCTGTGTATCTTCTGGTCGGACGGCAGTACCAGGGTTGGGGTGTGCGTGTCCAGACGCTTGGCGTGGGCCAGAATGGCGGTGTCCTGAATCAACTGAACTGCTTGGGCTTCCATGGATCGGTTCCTTCTGTGGTGAGAGGTATGAAGCTGGGGTTACGACTTGGCGTGAATTGGTGCGTCGTTCCGGTCGAACAATTGCCCAGGGCCTGGGGCCTCCGCGAACAGGGTCAGGCGCCCCCCTTCGTTGACATGCATCGGCGTGTCGAGGGTGGTGTCCTCGCTGCGGCTGCCGCGCTTGGTTGGCACCTTGTAGGCCAGCTTGTGATTGACGGTCACCTGATGGCTGGATGCGATCTGGCTCAAGGTGAAGGTGATGGTCACGGTGCCGACCTTGCTGTGGTCAACCACGCCTGCAGCGACTTCTGAAAGCGCGTGGCCGATCTGGCTGGCGAATACTCCGGCGTTGAGTTCGCCGATGAATTCGGCGGTGTCGGTTGGTTTCATGTGCTGTGTCTCACTGGATGTTCGCCCCTGGACGGCAGGGGCCACCGTTGTCAGGCCGCCGCTTTCTCCGCTTGGGCGTCGAGGTAGGCGGCCAGGTTGTGCAGATAAACCACGGGTTTGGCGCGTGCAGACCCGTGAAGGCGAGTGACGACCAGCTTCACCCGGCCTTTTTTGATTTCACTGAGCAGATGTCGGTCCGTTCGAATGTGCGCGAAGTACTGCTCCCGTACCGCTGCCAGAGTGGGGCAGGGGGTGGCGAACTGGCGCCGCAGTTGGTCGAGGGTGTCGCTCATGTGCTTACCTCCCCGGCCCCCACGTCGGCGGGCTGCAGCTTGAGGCGGATCAGTTCCGCTAGCCCCTCTTTGCTGGCGCCTCGGGCGGCGGCGCAGATCAGACCGCGCTCATCCGCCACGACTGCGCCGAAGGGCGTCTCGGGGACATTGGTCGGGGTGACGTAGGCAATCTGGCCGGGTTGGATCACGCTGCTGACGCACCGATAAACCTCCGCAAGCTCGACTGCACAGGCGGGCATGCTCGCCAGGGCCAGCGTGGCCTCGTTGGCGGTGCCGATCAGGGTGGCCTTGCTTACGGTGCCGGGGCTGGTCAGGTAGATCGGGATCAGGGCCAGAGCGCCGAGTGCTTGGGTGTAGGCGTTGAAGTAGTTGGTCTTCATGCTGCGGCGTCCTTGTTCGTGATGGTGATGCCCAGTTTCTTTGCCAGCCACGGCACACCTGCCTCGGTGACAATGACGACGGCGTAGTGCTTGTAGCGTCCGGTTTTGCCGATCTGCACGCTGCGAGGATCTGAAAACAGGTGGCCCTGGTCACGGTGGTGGCTTGCCAGGTCGCCATCCTTGGAAAGAATGCGCAGCTCGCGGAGTTGTGCGCGGAAGGCCCGGGGCTTAATCCCGAGCACTGCCGCTGTTTCGTCCAGGGTGCGGTTCATGGCCATGTCCTCAGGCAGCGGTCTTGTCCAGGTTTCGGCGCCGGATGAGCTGCACGCAGTCGTCGATCCGGTACCGCAAATGCTCTCGATCGCTGGTATTGCGAACGATCAGGTCTGGCTGCTTGACGTGAATGCCTGCTTCGCTGGCGTGTGGGTTCACTGCAGGAGCATCGGGGCGACTTATGTGGAGGATCGTGCCGCCTCGCTGGCGGATGAATTCGGCTTCGTTCTCGAAGCGCACGTCACTGACGACGAAACCGACCACGCTCGACAGCGAGTTCTGTAGGTAGTTGAGGTTCTGCTCAGCGATCTTTACCCAGACGTCCGGGTGCACCAGCTGGCGGGCCCACTCTGTGCCCATCGACTGCATCAGTTCACGCGGGGACCGGCCAAGCCAGGCCAGGGCCTGCTCTTTGCGCTCGCCTTCGAAGTCGTCCGGGTCGAGGTTGAAGATCTCCATGAGTCCGGAGCGCAGCGGGTCGGCGAAGGCGTAGTGCTCCAGCAGGTGGTTGCGCACCAGGTGGTCAGCGGCGGTGGATTTTCCTGAGCGAGCCGGGCCGGCAAGGCCAATCAGCAATGGTTTCATGCTGCGTCACCCCCGAACGGGCCCAGGTCTGCGGGTTTGGCGGCGGCGGTGCGGCGGGTGGTGGCTATCACAAGCAGGCCGGTCTGGCGCTGGATCTTGTCGATGGCTTCGGGGCTGGTGCAGGCTGCTGGGTGGAGGTACACCGGGCAGCGGGAGCGGGTAGGAGTGTGCTGTGTAGTCGTTTGCATGATTCGTACTCGTGGTGAGAGGAGTACGAATGAGGTTATACATACGTTTTTGCGTTGTCTATACGTTATCGAATAAATTATACGTTTCGAGTATTTCGTATAGGTGTGACGATAGGAGGTATGTCCTTCCGTCGGATTGTGCCTTACTCGGGGAGGGGGTGGGTCAACAGCAGCTTCAGCTCAGCAATTCGGTAGGTTTTCAGGGCCTCAATGAGCATAGGCTCTTCCTGATAGATCTCACTGATGTAGTCGTCTAGGAGTTCTTGAACCGCGTTCCTGAGTAGTTTTTCGGGCTCAAGGGAAGTGAATGTGCTACTAGATTCAGAGTTCTTAACGACCTTGATTTCCAGCTTTGTCGTGTTAGCTCGTGCCCTGCGTCGTTTAGCGCTAGAGCCTGTTTTTGCGGGCTCTGAAGCGATAAGGAGCGGTTCTTCCACGGAGGAATTCTTCGGGAAAGGAAGGTCCTTTTTTCCTGTCCATAGCCAATTAGCACTTACTCCAAGTGCTTTGGCAATCTTTTCAATATTTAGCTGTCGTGGGCTTAAGGACTCCCCGGTGATGATCCTATGGACGGTCGGTTGTGGCACTCCAGCCCGGCGACCTAGTTCAGATTCAGAGAATCCTTGCTCGGCCATGCGTTCGGCTATTCGTTTACCAATCATTTTAGGACCCTGATGTTTAAATGCATTAGCGATTGTATTGCATGGGTCTATTCGTTTGCGTATGATTTGTTGCAGGCAAACGCATGGTGAACAACATGTCCATCCAAGAAATGCTGAAAGCGCTATTAGCCCTTGGTTTATCTCAACAGGCTATTGCTCTTGAGGTTGGAACGACGCAGCCCACTATTAGCAGGGCTATCAAGGGGGCGGATGTCAGGCACGAGCTTGGCAAGGCTATCGAACGGTTTTATGCCGAGCGAGCAATGCAACCTAGGAAAAGTGCCGCATAAACGTATAGGTCTGCATGGCGAGCAGTAAGGATGCTGGTCCGGGGCCTCTCACCACAAGATTTCCCCGGCCCAGCGGTGGCGGCACCAGCACATACATGCCGCCACTTGAAACGCCGGCCAAAACAGGCCGGCTGCAGCGAGCTACACAGTTACATGCAATTCACTACAAGGCGCGTCGGTCCGGGGCCTCTCACCACAAGAATTCCCCGGATCGACTGGAACGATGAGCCGTGCTGCACAGCACGATTCGCACAGCACACCGGTCGTGGGTCGGATGATAGGGCGCGCCCTAGGGTCTGGCTAGACCGTAAAAGAGGTATTTACGGTTATGAGTCGCGTAGCAAAACCGAAGGCCGTCGAGCCAATACTCCCATTGCGTAAGGCGCTCTATCGCGCCGGCCATAACTACCCGGGCGGTGTCACTGCGCTGGCGCTGGATATGGTCATGGATTACGACACCCTGCAGAAGAAGCTAAAGCACGATTTCGAGCATCGCTGGCTGGACCCAGACGAGCTGGAAGAGGTTATCCGGCTGACGGAAAGTCCGGTATTGCTCGATGCGTTGATGCGCCCTGCGGGGATGGTCTGGTACAAGCCAGAGCCAGCAGCTCCAACGCAACAGGCCTTACAGGCGGTCAGTCGGTTGCTGCATGAAACGGGCATGTTCGTGTCCAGCATGCACCACGGTGCTGCAGACAACATCTGGGAGCCTCATGAAGTGGAGGACCTGGAAAAGCATGGTGCGGACGTGATCCGCGCTGTCCTGGGAATCATGGCCGGAGCCCGCGCCGCGATGGAGGAACACCTCCATGGCTGATGATATCGACATTGCGAACGACCTGGCCGAGCGTTTTCGGCAAGCAGCTTTGGCGCGTCATCGGCCTTTGGAGGCTGGTGCCCCCAGCGCGGAATTTTGTGAAGACTGTGACGAACCTATACCGCCTCTTCGCCGGCAGGCGGCGCCCGGGTGCCAGACCTGTGTCCCTTGCAAGGAGTTGAGGGAGCGGCGCAGATGATTGAGCAGACCAACGCGCCCACGGCTGAGTGGGCGCGGCGCTATGTCGACGAGTTCGCTCTAGCCCTGGTTCCCATCGATCCAGGGGAGAAGGCCCCCAAGGGAATGGGCTGGAACAAGCCCGGCGGTTACCTCACTGATGCCGACGCGGCGGCGGGCTTCTGGCAACAACACCCCGCGCACAACCTGGGTGTTGTACTCGGCCCGAGCCGGGTTTGCTCGCTCGATGTCGATGATGTTCAGTGGACCCGCCACGTACTCTATGAACTGCACGGCATCGACCTGGATGCCATGGCGCTGGTGTTCCCGACGGTGGTCGGCAACCCGGCGCGCTTCCGTGTGATGTTCCGAGTTCCGGATGATCTGGAACTGACCCGCCATTCTTTATCCTGGCCGAATGAGAATGACCCAGATGGATCGATCTACAAGCGGCTGACGGCTCAGGCCAAGGCCGCAAAGGCAGCTGGTGACCTGGCAGGGGAGGCGGCAGCCAAGGCCGAGGCGCAACAGTTCCAGCGCTTCACGGTGCTGGAGCTGCGCGCCGGCCTGGTGCAGGACGTGTTGCCCCCGTCGATTCATCCCGGCACGGGTAAGCCTTATTACTGGCGGAAAGCGCCTAATGCGGCCGAAGGGCTGCCGGTGCTGCCGGGTGAGCTGCTTTCGATCTGGAACAACTGGGACATCTTCAAGCGGGATGCCGAGGCGGCCTGCCCGTGGGCGCCGAAGCCCAAGAAGGACCCAGGCAAGGCAATCAAGCGACCGGCCCCCAAGGGTGACCAGCCGTCGGTGATTGATGAGTTCAACCGATGTCACGATGTCGAGGAACTGCTACGCGCCCATGGCTATATCAAGCGGGGCAGTAAGTGGCTGTATGCGCAAAGCAGTACGGGCATGCCCGGTATCACGGTCAAGGAGCGCAAGGTTTACTCGCACCATGGCGCCGATCCGCTGGCCAACGGTCACCAGAATGATGCCTTTGAGGTGTATTGCCTGCTGGAACACAACGGCGATCAATCCCGGGCCGTGAAAGAGGCGGCGCGGTTGCTCGGCATGCAGCATTCGTCCAGGCCAGATCCTCGGGACCTTCCCCCGCCCCCTTCTGATGACCTGAGCAGGCCGAGCCTGGGCGGCGACATCCAGGCCAGCGAGGCCGCTCCGGCTCCTATGGGGGGCGCGGGGGAGGCGTTGACGGTTGACCAAGTGCTGCGGCGATTTGCCCTGATCGAGGGCACCACGCATGTGTGGGACTGCGATCAAGCGCGGGCGATGAAGAAGTCGGCATTTGAAGCGCGGGTGAGCAAGCCCATTGCCAAGGAGTGGCTGGACAACACCGCCAAGAGGCTTATCTCCGCCGATCATGTCAGCGATATCGAGCAGGCGCGGCGCATGGCCGGTAAGAAGGGTGATGCCTTCGGCATGTCGCCGACTGACCGCTATGTGTATATCGACGGGACCAAGGACGTCTGGGACCGGGAGAAAAAACGACGCATTGCCGAGGGCGCGGTAAAGATGGCCCTTGGCGATACCTATCCGCTGTGGCTGAACAGCAGTGAGCGGCGCACGGTTGACGTTGAGCACATCGTGTTCGACCCGACCATGACCAAGGACCCGGCGGTGTACATCAACACCTTCGATGGCCTGCCGCTGGAGCCCGTCAGGGACGATGCCGCCTGTTCCAATCTGCGTTGGCTGATCTCGTTCCTGTGCAACCACGACGAGGCGGCGGCCCAGTGGCTGACACGCTGGTTGGCGTATCCGCTGCAGCACCTGGGCGCCAAGATGGATACAGCGGTGCTGATGCACTCAATCATGGAGGGCTCGGGCAAAAGCCTGCTGTTCGCCGATGCCCTGGGCATGCTCTACGGCCAGTACGCCGCGACCGTGGGCCAGACCCAGCTGGAAAGCAACTTCAACGCCTGGCAAAGCCGCAAGCTCTGGTCGGTGTTTGAAGAAGTGGTGAGCCGTGACCAGCGGTACAACCAGGTGGGCAAGATCAAGCACCTGATCACCGGCAAGACCGTGCGGATGGAGTCCAAGTTCATCAACGGCTGGGAAGAAGCCAACCACATGAACGCGGTGTTCCTGAGCAACGAGATCCTGCCCTGGCCGATCAGCGAGAGCGACCGCCGGATGCTGGTCATGTGGCCCATGGAAACCCTGCCGGTGGAGCGGCAGAAGGCAATCGGGCGCGAGCTTGAGCAGGGCGGCGTTGCCGCGCTGTATGGCTGGCTTCTGTCGATTGACTTGGGCGACTTCAACCAACGCACGCGACCACCGTCAACTGAGGCCCGGGAGCGCCTGGTGGCCTTGAGTCGGGCCGGCTGGCAAACCTTCCTGCACCTATGGAAGTACAGCGAGCTGGGGCACGGCCTTTGGGGCCCGTGCCTGTCCACAGACCTCTATTCGCTGTTCCTTGAGTGGTGCCAGCGCAACAAGGAACACGTGATGAGCCAGACCAAGTTCTCGCTGTTCATCAGTTCCGAGGTGGACAAGACGCGGGCAATCCCCTGGACCGATGGCAACAACCGGCGGTTTGGTGCGTTCTTCTTTCCCGTCGATCCGGATGCTTCCCCACCCCCATCAATGAAAGCGGCCGAGCTGGGCAAGCAGGTGGAGAACTGGCGGGCCAAGGCTAGGTTGGCGGGCTGGAACGTGGACAACTGGGACCATGTAAAGGGGCCAGCAACATGACTGCGCCTGAATGTGTGTCGGGTGTGTTGGGTGTGTGTCGGGTCGATATTGCAAACCCAACACAGGTTTTGCCCTTCAATTTCGCGGGTTTGCGGGCTGTGTGTTGGGTGTGTTGGGTTTTGCTTCGCGCGCGCGCATGCGTGACGTTATTTGTTGGTGAAAGCAGCCCCGGAATTTCTTCTCATGCGAGGACCGATAAACCCAACACACCCAACACACCTAACTCAAAGTTGATAAAGATATTGATTTTAAAGGGATTTATTTGTGTTGGGTTTGTGTTGGGTATGGCGTTTTTTGTGTCGGGTTCGATTTTCAGGGGGATGGCGCGATGATTGAGGAAATCGAAGAGCTGATGAGGCATTGGGGCCACCAGTGCTGCCGGGTTGGTGATGACGGCGGGCTGGGTAGCCCAATGGCGACGATCATGGAGTGGGGCGGCAGCGCTCCCCGTGGCACCCCGGGGCCTCGCTTGCCGAGTGGTGGTGCTGGTATGGATCACATTGCGTCCGAAGTTGCGGCGGCGTTAGCGCAGATCGGGCGACAGTCGGAGAAGGGCGCCGTGCTTGTCCAGCTTGCGAATAATCGCTATCTGCCTGCCAAACCGTTGACCGTACGGGCGCAGCTCGCCCTGCTGAATCTGCCCCCCAGTGCAGACCGAACCTATCGAAACTGGGTCCATCGGCTGCATCAGCAGGTACAGCTCATTCTCACGGTGCGCAGCGCTACGACACGCGGTATCACTCGCCGCAGTGGGCATGCGGAAACGGATCTGACCCGTGTTTCGGCGGTGAAACGCCGGCAAGCCTGCTGACCGTTCGTCGGGGTGGTTTACCTCAAAGGTGAGCCAAAGTTGCGTCAAAGTTGCGTGGAGTTGAACAACCGAAAATGACCCCTTTTCGGTTTTTCCGGAGAGGGGTAAAAAGTCCCCACGATATGCAATTTGCGCCTTGGCGCTCACCGAGCACGTGCTGTGCACCCCGCCTTGGCGCAAGCCAGGACACTGAAAACCCTGCCTTCCCTGGCGGGGTTTTCTTTTTTCGGCGTCTGCCGCGCTCAATCATTCGAGGCACAACATGACTAATGAGCAACAAGCGCTGGCAGAGATGCCGATCTGGTTGGTGATCGTTCTTTCCCTGGTGGGCGGGGTTTCCGGGGAGATGTGGCGAGCAGACAAGGAAGGGGCGCGAGGTTGGGCCCTGGTGCGTCGTCTCGCGCTGCGGTCCGGTGCCTGCATCGTCTGCGGTATGGCAGCAATGATGCTGCTGATCGGCGCCGGTGTGTCGGTTTGGACGGCGGGCGCCTTCGGCTGCCTGACGGCGATGGCCGGGGCGGATGTCGCCATTGGCCTGTACGAGCGGTGGGCGGCGAAGCGGATCGGCGTCTCGGAGCAGCCACCCAGCGGCGGGACGGCCTGAATGGTAGGGGCGAGGCCCCGGCGGGCCGGGCCGAATTTTCAGATTTTTGGGTCCTCCCCCGGGGCCGGCCCCTACACGGGTTAGCGAACTCGCGGTTTCCCTGCAGCTGAGATCAGTGCAGGGATGTCCGTCTTTTCAAGGACTTAACAATGGGCAAGACAGTCAGCAAGCCCGAGCTTAGTGAGATCGTCGGTCGCGATGAGCGCACCCTGAGCCGGTGGCAGAACGACGGGATGCCGGTTATTGAGTTCGGGTTAGGGCGCGGCAACGAAAACCAGTACGACACCCAGGCGGTGATCGAATGGCTGATTCGCCAAGCCGCCTTGAACGGCAAGAAGGAATCCACCCGGGACCGGCTCGACAGGATACGCGGCGACCGCGAAGAGCTGGCGCTGGCCAAGGACCTGGGCGAGGTTGTGATCGAGGCGGAGATGGTCGAGCGCTTCGAGGCGGTGATCACCTCCGCCAAGATCGAATTGCTCAACACGTTCCCCGATGAACTGGCGGCGACCTTGTCGGCCCAATACGGGGTTGAGGTGGATGAGCAACTTATCCGCGAGCCCATCGAATCGATACTGAGGAGGTTGTCAGCCTATGGAGAGGACGATGCCGATCTCGATTGGGATCATGACCAGCAAGGCGACACGGAGGGCGCTGAGGAAGACTGCGATTAAGGCCATGCGCCGGGCGTGCCGTAAGTGGGCTCCGCCGCCACGGATGAGCGTTATCGAGTGGGCGGACCGGTTCCGCTGGCTGTCGCCAGAAGAGTCGGCCACGCCGGGCAAGTACCGGTTCGACAAGACGCCCCACCTGATCTGGCCGGGTGGCCCGCTGGAAGCCCTGGACGATCCGAACGTGGTCGAGATCGTCGGCCGCAAATCGGCCCAGGTGGCGTGGACCTCGGGCGTGATGGGCAACGCCATCGGCAAATGGATCGACCTAGACCCGTCGCCGATCCTGATCCTGTTTCCCAAGGCCGAGGCCGCCAAGCAATACGTTGCCGAGAAGTTGGAGCCGATGATCGAGGCAACCCCACGGCTGCGCAAGAAGGTCGACCTGCGTAGCCGCAAGCTGCAGCAGCGCCAGGACTTCAAGCGCTTCCCGGGCGGCTTCCTCAAGATGGTCGGCTCCAACAGCCCGGCCAGCGTGAAGTCGACACCTGTGCCACGGGTCGCCGTGGAGGAGCCGGACGACTGCAACCTAAACCTAAGGGGGCAGGGGGACAGCATCAAGCTGGCCAAGGAACGTCTCAAGACCTTCCGCCGTTCGAAAATCATCATCGGCGGCACCCCGACCATCAAGGGGCTGTCGGCAATCGATGCGGAGCTGGAGCTGTCGGACAAGCGCGTGGGTCTGGTGCCGTGTCACGACTGCGAACAGTCGCACGCGCTAAGCTTCGAGCACCTGCACTGCGATGAAGATCCCAGCTACTTCCACGAGGTCTACGGCAAGCGTCGGCCCGAAACGGCTTACTACTCATGTCCGCACTGCGGCTCGATCTGGGATGACCACCAGAAGAACGCCAACCTCAAGCACGGGCGCTGGGAGGCGACGGCGGAGTTTCGCGGTATCGCGGGCTACATCCTCAACGAACTCTATGCCACGTTCCACGGTTCGCGGTTCGAGGTGCTGATGGAGAAGAAGCTGCAGGCCGAACACGCAGCGTCGAAAGGCAACATCGGGCCGATGATCGCCTTTACCAATAGCTCCATGGGTGAAAGCTACGAGTACAAGGGCAACGCGCCCAAGACCGACGAGCTGGAAAAACGGGCCGAACCCTACGCCGAGTTGACCGCGCCGAAAGGCGTGCTGTTGGTCACGGTTGGGGTGGACGTTCAGGGCGACCGCCTGGCGCTGGTGATCGTGGGCTGGGGCAGGGGCGAGGAGTCGTGGCGGTTGTACTGGGGCGAGCTACCGGGCAACCCCATCGACCCCCACGACCCGGTCTGGTCCGAACTGGACAAGATCATTGCCACGCCGATTCCGGTCGAAGGTGGCGCACAGATCGCAGTTTCGGCGGTGAGCCTCGACAGCTCGGACGGTAACACCAGTGATGCGGTGTACACCTACGTGCGGGACCGGCAACGCTTCAACATCATGGCGATCAAGGGTGCCTCTATCGACAGCCGCGACCGGGAGATCTTCACCAAGCCGGCCCAGTCGGCAGACACCAGCCAGGACAACACCAAGGCCGCCAAGTACGGCCTGCGGGTGTTCATCGTTGGCACGCACAAGGCCAAGACGCTGATCGATGGCCGGATGCGGCTCAAGGGCAACGGCCCGGGCCGGATGCACTGGTACAGCGAGATCCGCTCTGATTATTACGAGCAGCTCACCAACGAAGTGCTGGCCCCGCACCCGCGCAACCCCAGTCGGATGGTGTGGCAGAAGAAGGCCGGACGGCGCAACGAAGCCCTGGACTGCGAGGTGTACGCCTTGCACGCCGCTCGTAGCCTGAAGACCCACCTGCTGCGCGACAACGAATGGGACCAGCTGGAGCAGCAACTGCTCCAGCCCACCCTCTTTACCACTGAGCAGGCGGTCGCCCCGGTTCCTCGTCGCGCACTTTCTCGCGGCAGGGGCACCCGGAGCCGCGTCGGCTAACCGAGGTTCACCATGACAGAAGCACAACAACGCCTTGCGGAAGTACGGGCGGCGATCTCGGCCGTCCTGCAAACCGGTCAGCGCCTGCGCCGAGCGGATCGCGAGGTACAACTGGCGGAACTCAACAGCTTGCGCCTGTTGGAAAAACAGTACGCCGAACAGGTGGCTAGCGAGCAGGCCGCGCTCAAGGGGCGTGGCCGTAGCCGCGTTTCTTACGTGGGGATCTGATCATGTGGCCATTCCGTACACGTGAGTCCGCACCGGAGCAGCTGATGCGCGAGGCTATCCGGGTTGCCAGGGCCTCGACCGATGATCGGCAGATCGTCGCTCAGGGTGGGGGTGGCGGCGTTGAAACCCGCTGGCGCGGAGCCTCCCGCGTGCTGCGTAGCATGGCCAGCTGGATTCCTGGCCTGGGCAGCCCACGCCGTGACTTCAACCAGAGCGAGCGGCGCATGCTGGTGGCGCGCTCCCGAGATGCCACGCGCAATCATCTGATCGCCCGGGCGGCCATCACGCGCTTGCGTACTAACGTAGTGGGCACCGGACTGGTCTGCCGGGCGCAGGTCGACAACGAGGCGCTGGGCCTGAGTGAAGAGGAGGCGGATGAGCTGAACGGCCGGCTAGATCGGTTGTGGTCCTTGTACGCCGATGACCCAAGGGAGTGCGACGCGGAGGCGACGCTGAACCACTACCAGCTGCAGGCCCTGGTGCTGGTGTCCTCGTTGGTGGCCGGTGATGTGCTGGTGGCGAGCCCGGACCAAGAGCGGGCCGGGTGCATCTTCAGCACGCGCCTGCAGTTGATCGAGTCGGATCGGGTCAGCAATCCGAACGGCGGTATGGACCGGGCCGACCTAGTCGATGGGGTCGAGTTTGACGCCTTGGGTGCGCCAGTCGCTTATCACGTCTGCACCGGCTATCCCGGAGAACACCTGGCGGGCAAGACACTGGGCTGGGAGCGCCTCACCGCGTTCGGAGCCGAGACTGGCCGGCGTCGTGTGCTGCATGTTCTTGCCGACAAGGAGCGACCCGGGCAGAAGCGGGGTATGCCCTACCTCGCCCCTGTGCTGGAGCCGCTGCAGAAGCTGGAACGCTACAGCAGTGCTGAGCTTATGGCGGCTGTGATTTCGGCCATGTTCACCGTGTTCATCAAGAAGAGCGGCGACTTCTCGGCCGGCAATCTGCCGATGACGGCACTCTCTGAAGAGCGCCCTGATGGGGACAACACTGCCGACGGTGAGCTGAGCCTTGGCGAAGGTGCGGTCGTCGATCTCGGGGTGGGCGAGGAGCCCGTGGTGGCCAATCCCGGCCGGCCTAACGCGCAGTTCGACCCGTTCTTCACTGCGGTGGTCAAGGAGATCGGCGCTGCCCTGGAGCTGCCACTGGAGGAGTTGCTGCTGCACTACAGCAGCAGTTACAGCGCCGCCCGGGCGGCCATGCTGCAGGCGTGGCGCTTCTACAGCCTGCGCCGCTGGTGGCTGGCCTGCGACTTCTGCCAACCCAGCCGCGAGCTGGTGATCGATGAGGCCGTGGCCCGGGGGTTGATCGATCTTCCCGGCTACGGCGACCCAGCCAAGCGCAAGGCGTACTGCCAGGCCATCTGGATCGGCCCGGCCCGCGGTGCCATCGATGAGCTGAAAGAGGCCAATGCCGCCGGCAAGCGCATCGAGATCGGCGTTAGCAACGAAACCCTGGAGACAGCAGCAATGACCGGCGAGCCCTGGCAGCAGGTGTTCCGCCAGCGCGTGCGCGAGGTCGACCAACGCCGCAAACACAACCTGCAGGCCCTGCCCAAGAGTGGGTTGGAAAACCCGCCCGAGCCTACCACCGAAGAGGAATAGACATGCCGCGAGCACTTGAGCTGGCTGCCTCGCAGCCTTGGCTGATGCTGCCTGCCGCCCTGGATAACCTGCTGACCATCTCTGATCGCATGGGCGATCCGATGGCGCTGGAGGCCAAGCGCGGCGAGCGGCTGGAAAATACCCGCCAGGTCACCCTGCGCAACGGCGTGGCGGTGGTGCCGGTCATTGGGCCGATCTTCCGTTACGCGAACTTGTTCACCGAGATCAGCGGTGCCACGAGTACCCAGGTCCTGGCCACCGATATTCAGCGTGCGCTGGATGATCCGAAGGTCAGGGCCATTGTCCTCAACATCGACAGCCCGGGCGGTGTCGCCTCCGGTATCAACGAGCTGGCGGAAATGATCTTCGCCGGTCGCTCTCGCAAGCGCATCGTGGCCTACATCGGCGGCACTGGGGCGAGCGCCGGCTATTGGATCGCATCCGCCGCGAGCGAGATTGTGATCGACGAGGCCAGTCTGGCTGGAAGCATCGGCGTTGTTGTCGAGGCTGTGGTCGAGAACGAGAACGCCACCGGGCGTAAGCGTTACCAGATCGTTAGCCGTGACGCGCCGAACAAGCGCCCCGATCTCTCGACCGAGGAGGGCCGCGCCAAGATCGGCGAAACCATCGATGCCCTGGGCGAAGTGTTTGTGGGCAAGGTCGCCCGCAACCTGGGGGTCGCCGCAGAGAAGGTCCCCGAGATGGGCGATCACGGCGGGCTGCGTGTAGGCGCCGACGCCGTCAAGCACGGCCTGGCCCACCGCGTGGGCTCGCTGGAAGCACTGATCACCGAACTGGCCAAGCCGGCCATCACCAACCCAAGGATACACACCATGACCACCGTCAAGACCACGGCCGATCTGCGCGCAGCTCTGGCAGCCGGCACCGACCCGAACACCATCGAAATTGCCCAGGCCGACCAGCCGGACCTCGCCGCGATCCGCGCCGAGACGGCCACGGCCGAGCGTGAGCGCATCAAGGGTATCAACGCCCTGGCCAGCAAGGGTTTCGAGAAGGAGATCGAGGCGGCCATCGATACCGGCAGCTCGGTCGAGGCCACCGCGCTGGTGCTGTTCAAGGCCGCCCAAGATCGCGGCATCTCGCTCCAGGGCATCAAGAGCGATGCCCAGGGGGCTACCGGCGCCACCCCAACCGGCGACAGCAAGCTGGCCGAACGCCAAGCCGCTGTTAGCGCAATCGTTGCTGGCGCCTCGCGCCGTTAACTGGAGACACCCATGAGCAACCCTAAAAGCGAAACCTACGTACCGCGCCAGATCTCGGCGGGTGACTTTCCTGTGGTGATGGATACCGGCGTGATCGCTTCCGGCCAGACGCTGCACGCCGGGGCGGTCCTGGGCCAAGTGACCGCATCCAAGGAGTACGTGCTGTGCAAGGCAGCGGCGGAGGACGGCTCGCAACACCCTTGCGCCGTCCTTGATCAGGACGTCGACACCACCGGCGGGGCCAAGAGCGCGCCTATTCGCCTGACCGGCCAAGTGCTGGGTAGCCAGCTCACCCTGGGCGAGGGCTTGACCCTGGCCGCTGCCAAGGCCGCTCTGCGTCCCTTGTCCATCTTCATTCGCTGAACGGAGCCACCATGACTGACATTTTCGACACCATGACCATGCTGCAGGCCGTCGAGCAGATCCGCACGCCGCGCCGCTTTCTGATGGACACCTTCTTCAACGGCTCCATGCCGGAAACCTTCGGGACCAAGACGGTGACCATCGACATCATCAAGGGCCAGCGCAAAATGGCTCCTTTCGTTCACCCTTCGCTGCCGGGCAGCGTTGCGTCGCGCAAAGGCTTTGTCTCGAACACCTATGAGCCGCCCTACATTCAGCCCAAGCTGCCGACCAATGCTGAGCTGATCTTGAAGCGCTCGCCCGGGGAAAACCCTTTCTCTACCCGCACGCCACTGCAGCGAGCCGGTGAGCAGTTGGGTAAGGACCTGGTTGATCTCGACGAGCAGATCATCCGCCGTGAAGAATGGATGTGCGCCCAGGCGTTGACCACGGGCAAGGTCCGGGTTATTGGCGAGGGGATCGATGACACCATCGACTTTCTGATGGAAGACAGCCACAAGATCACGCTCGGTGCCGGGCGTTGGAATACCTCGGAGTCGGACCCGATTGCCAACCTGCGGCAGTGGCAGCGCAAAGTGGCCAAGGACTCTGGCCGTACTGCTGGCGTCGCTGTGCTGAGCGCTGAGGCACAAGATGCCTTCCAGAAAAATGACACGGTCCTCAAGCAGCTCAACAGTCGCCGGGTGGACATGGGGCTCATCAAGCCCGAGTTGCTGCCAGACGGGGTGACTTACCTGGGCTACCTGAATGATCCAGGCGTCGATCTGTATACCTACAACGAATGGTATCTGGACGATGACAGTGGCGACGAGGCTCCGCTGATCCCTGCCGGTGGTGTGATCCTGGGGTCTACTACCACCCGTAACGCCATGTTGTACGGTGCGATTCAGGATCTCGAAGCCATCGAGAGCGGCCTGGTCGAGGCGGCCCGTTTCCCGAAAAGCTGGGTGACTCAGGAACCGAGCATGCGTTGGCTGAAACTGCAGAGCGCAGCACTGGCCGGCCTGCTGGAACCGAACGCCTTCATTTACGCAAAGGTGGTGTGACATGGCCGCGAAGGTTGAATACGTGGTGGTGGACGGCTGCATTCAGGACGGCGCCGACATTGTCAGGGCGGGCGAGGTCTATGCGCCTCCTAGCACCGAGGTCCGGGATCTGTTGCTTGAGGAGGGCAAGATCGCCAAGCGCGGCAAGCTTGATGCAGCCCAGGGCGAGGACGACTAGCCATGTCGTTCCGTGACCGGGTGGCAGTGATGGATGCGCGCCTGCTGGACATCCTGGGCGATGAGGCGGTGATCGAGGGCATTGAGAGGCCGATCCCTGGTTTTCTCGCTGCACCCTGGTTACAGCCCAAGTTGGGGCGGATCAATACGGGGCTTCGGGAGCCGCGTTTTGAGATCCGCGTCAGCGATGCGGCTGGCATCACCCCGGGCCGGCACGTCTCCATTGACCTGCCGGCCCAGGATGGCGGCGGGAACTATGACCTTGTCCGGTTGGAGCCGGGCGGGACTGGATGGGTGGCGCTGGTACTGAGGGCTAAGGCATGAGCATTGGCAGTTACGTCAGACAATCATCCAGCGACGGCATGATCACGCTGCAACCTTCGGCCGTCGATATGCAGGCGTTCAAGGACGTTGCTGCCGTGGTACCCAAGGCCGCAGCTGCGGCCCAGCGCCGGGCGATTAACAAGACCTTGCGTTGGCTTCGGACTTACATCGCCCGCGCTGTCAGCAGCAAGGAGCGCATTGCGGTTGGGGCTGTACGTCAGCGGTTGCGGGCTTACACCGTCAATAGCAACGGGCAGGGCAAGCTCTGGTTCGGCATCAACCCGATTGAGTCGAGCCGGATCGGGCGGCCCCGCCAGAGCCGGTCGGGTGTGTCGGTCGCGGGGCGGCGGTATCAGGGTGCCTTCTTCAAGAAGGTCTATGGCAACCAGGCTGATATCTGGATTCGGACCAGCAGCAAGCACTTCAGCTCGAAGGACTATCCCGAGAGCCAAGTGTCTGGAGCTGGCTCGGGGTCGGGTTGGGTGTCTGAGCAGGATGACCGCTTCCCCCTGGCCAAGGCCAAGGTGTCACTGGATGACGTGCGGCCGACGTTTGAGGAGTGGCTCAAGCGGGCTGACGAGCGCTTGCTGGCGATCCTTGAGCAAGAACTGAACTTTGAGCTGCAGAAGTACTTGCGAGGTAGCAAACGTGTCTGATGAACCTTTCAGCCTGGAGCAGTTATACGGCGCGATAGAGCAGCATATCCGCGATGCCATCCCCGACTTGGCTTACGTGGCGACCATGCCTGACCTGTTCAAGGAGTCTGTGGCTATCCCGGCGGTGGTGATCGAGTTGGTGGAGCTGGAGCCAGGTCAAGATCAGCTTACCGGTGAAACCGTACTTGATGCTCGCTTTGAGGCGCGGGTGATCGTGGGGTCTGAGCAGGAACAGCCCCAGCAGCAAGCCGCCTTTGCCGCTTCGCAGGTTGCAGTGCTGTTGCGTATGCAGACGTGGGGTGTTGAGGTGGACCCTGCGGTGTTTGTGCGGGCCGCCCAGGACTGGACGCGGCCCGAGCTGGACACCTATGTCGTCTGGGTCGTGGAATGGACCCAGGGGATATACCTCGGCAAAGAGGAATGGCCGTGGCCGAACCAACCTCCAGGCACGTTGGTATTCGGCTTTAGCCCCGATACCGGCCCTGGTAGCGAGGGTAACTATCAATCGCCGGAGCAAATGGAATGAGCTACGTCTCTGCGGCCCATGATCGGATGATTGCCGGCCTGATCATCCCATGCAGCGTGGTTGGCGTGGATCTCGCAGCGGGCATGGTGCGCGTCTCCGATGGAGCGGGGTGGACCAGTGCCTGGGTCCGCTGGCACAGCCAGGCCGCCGGTAAAGCTCGGCACTGGCGGGCGCCGAGTCTGGGTGAGCAGGGGGCCTTGATCAGCCCCAGTGGCGAGCCAGCACAAGGCACCTTCGTTCCAGGTCTGTACGGCAACGCCGGTGCGCAGCCGGATAACCGTGACCACGTCGAGGTCTGGCGCTTCGACGATGGCGGTTCGCTGGTTTACGACTGGCAGGCCAAAAGCTACAGCATCAACCTGCCCAGCGGCACGGTGACCATTCAGGTCGGCGGTAGCTCGGCGGTGGTGACGGATAGCAGCATTACAGGCAAGGCCGACACCATCACGCTGACCGGGCAGATCACCTTGATTGGCGAAGTGCAAATCAACGGCGCGAGCTTGAAGCACAACGGGGTGAATGTCGGATCGACCCATACCCACCTGGGCGTGCTGCCTGGGCCTGCATCAACCGCACCGCCGCAGTGATACCTCTGCACCGTTACTCATACCCAGCCGCCTAGAGCGGCTTTTTTGTACCTGGAGGAATGTATGTCAACCCCCAAGAAACTCACCGACGAATCGCCCAGTGCTGGCCCTGCGGTGTTCCGCGACACCCTCTACACCTCCCGGGTGCTGATCCTGCCGGACGACCGCCAGTTAGCCGTGGCCCAGGGGCGGGTATCCGCTCCCACCGGTGACAGCGTCGCGCTGGAGTACCTGAGCAAGCACCCGGATCTGCAACTGCAGGAGTAGCGCAATGATCGGAATGGATCGCCGCACCGGCCAGCCGCTGTCCGGCATCGAGCATGTGCGGCAGTCCATCGAGGACATCTTGACCACGCCGCTGGGCAGCCGCCGGATGCGGCCGGAGTACGGCAGCAACCTGCGCCGCTACGTCGACTTGCCGGTGACCGGCGGGTGGAAAAGCGCTGTGCAGGCCGAGGTGGCCCGGGCGCTGTTGCGCTGGGAGCCGCGCTTGAAGCTGGAGCGGGTGCAGGTGGTGGCGGTAGTGGGTGGCCAGATCAGCTTTCAGCTGGTGGGCCAGTATCTGGGTGATAGTGCGGTGTTGGAGGTGACAGCATGAGCATATTGGACTTGTCGGCCCTGCCGGCACCGCAGGTGCTAGAGCCACTGGACTATGAGGAGTTGTACCAGCGCAAGCTTGCGCTGTTCCGGCTGGCGATGGGGGAGAACTGGACCGCCTCGCTGGAGAGTGACCCGGTCGTCAAACAGCTGGAGTTGGTGGCTTATGGCGACATGCAGATACGGGCTCGGATCAACGACGCGGCCAAGGCATTGCTGCTAGCCCACGCCAAGGGCTCGGACCTGGATCACCTGGCGGCCAACGTAAAATTGGCCCGGTTGGTGATCCAGCCCGGAGATCCCCAGGCTGTGCCGCCGCTGGAGGAGGTCAAGGAGTCCGACGACGCCTTGCGCGAGCGCGTCCAGTTGGCCTACGAGGGATTGACCACGGCGGGCCCTCGCAACAGCTACATCCTGCACGCTCGCAACGCCTCGGCGCTGGTGGCGGATGCATCGGCAGAAAGCCCGGCCCCGGCCTGCGTCACATTGTCGGTGCTGAGCCTGGAGGGCGATGGCACCGCCGGGCCTGAACTGCTCGCGGCCGTTGCCAAGGCCGTTAACGATGATGATGTGCGGCCGGTGGCGGATCGGGTCACGGTGCAGAGCGCCCAGGTCCTGCGCTACCGCGTGGATGCGGTATTGCACATGAAGGGCCCGGGCCCGGAAAGCGATGCGGCGCTGGTGGAGGCAGAGCGTCGGTTGAAGGCCTGGATGAACCCCCGCAAGCGGCTGGGCGTCGAGGTGGCCCGTTCGGCCATCGATGCCCAGCTACACGTTGCCGGCGTGGCACGGGTGGAACTGGTCGGTTGGCAGGATCTGGCCCCAACCCCGGCGCAGGCGGCGTACTGCACGGGCTTCAGCATCAAGCTGGGGGCCTGATATGCCGAGCCTATTACCCATCAACAGCACGGCGCTGGAGCGCGGCCTGGAGGCGGTCAACACGAAGGATACGGCCAGCATCCTGCGCACGCTGTACAACCCGGACACCTGCCCGGCGCACCTGCTCTCGCAGCTGGCGTGGGCCTGGTCGGTGGACCGCTGGGACCCGACTTGGTCGGAGTCGGTCAAGCGCAGCGCTATTAAGGCCTCGTTCTTCATTCATGCCCGCAAGGGCACCATTGGCGCGCTGCGGCGGGTGGTGGAGCCCTTGGGCTACCTGATCGAGATCATCGAGTGGTTTAACACCGTGCCCCAAGGCGTACCCGGAACCTTTGCCTTGAAGGTTGGTGTCCTCGATACCGGCATCACCGAAGAGATGTATCAGGAGCTGGAACGTCTGATCGACGATGCCAAACCGGTCACCCGGCACCTGACCGGCCTGGCGATCAGCCTGGAAACCAAGGGCGCACTGAACATCGGCGTGGCTCTGAACCTCGGCGACGAAATCGACGTGTATCCGCCTGTGCTGCGCGACATCGTCACAACCGGCGTCCTAGGCAACACCGGGCGCGAAGACTCAACCGACAGCGTCGACGTTTATCCGCCCGCCGCGGGGGCCATTGCCTTGACTTGCTACATCGGCGCCCCTGGGCGTGAACATTCAATCGACTACCTGGACACCTACCCATGATCGACCCGAATAGTCAGTTCTTCGCAATTCTCACTGCGGCGGGTGAGGCCAAGCAGGCCAACGCCGATGCCCTGGGCATCCCCTGGAAGCTAACCGAGATGGGGGTGGGGGATGCCAACGGTACCGACCCAATTCCTGACCGGGCGCAAACCCGGCTGATCAACGAGCGCCGGCGCCGGCCGCTGAACAAACTGTCGGTCGACCCAGCCAACCCAAACATCATCGTCGCCGAACAGATCATTCCGGCTGATGAGGGAGGTTGGTGGATTCGTGAGATCGGCCTGTATGACGCCGATGGCGCCCTGGTCGCCGTGGCGAACTGCGCCCCGAGTTACAAGCCGCTGATGTCCCAAGGCTCCGGTCGCACGCAAGTGGTGCGCATGAACTTCATTGTCTCCAGCGCGGCCAGTGTGGTGCTGAAAATCGATCCGGCCGTGGTGCTGGCCACCCGGCAATATGTCGATGACTCGATTGCCGATGCGGTCAACCGCCAGGATGCGAAAGCCTCGGTGCTGGTGGCGACCACGGGGCCGATTCAGCTGGCCGGGACTCCGACCATTGACGGTGTCCCTGTACCGCCAGGCTCGCGGGTATTGGTGAAGGACCAAGCCCAAGCCAAGGATAACGGGATCTACCTCACGGCCGAGATCTGGAAGCGGGCTCCCGATGCAGACAGCAGCGCCAAGGTCACCCCCGGTCTGATGGTGGCTGTCGAGCAGGGCACAGCCAGCGCCGACACGTTGTGGCTGTTGTCCACTGATGGGCCGATTGTTCTCGGCACCACGCCGCTGGCGTTCAAGAGCGTGACCCAGGGGCTGGCACCGATCAACTCACCAGCGTTTAGCGGGGCGCCGAGCGCTCCAACTGCGGCGCAGTTCGATAGCAGTAAAGTAGTGGCGACGACTGAGTTTGTGCAGCGCGCCTTAGGCAATATCGCCGGGTCCTTTTTGGCCCCCAATCTTCCGGCAACCCTGGACGCTTCTGCCGCGGGTAAGCGCACCCTGATTTCATCGAGCGTCGCTGAAACCTTGACCCTTCCATCTCTGGTTGGGCTTAAGGATGGAGCGAAATACTACCTA